TTCACAATGCAATCCCATTTCTTGTTTGGTTACTTTGTTTCTGAATTTAGCTTGCTTGGCTATTTTTGAAAAAGGATTCATCTAAAACACATCCTCATATTGCTTTTTCCAATCTTCATCAACAGTGTTGGGTTGTTGTTGGTTAAGGTAACCTTCAAATTTAGTACCGAACAATGTTTCTGGGCGTAAGTATTGGTTCATCTTGCTGTCATTCATCCATTGACTACTCATGTTGTCTATAACTTGCTTGAAGTCGTCTAGGGTAAACCCCTCTTTTGTTCTGGCTTTAATTAATGTTTGAGTCTTTTTAGTAGTGTGCTTATATTGCTTGCCTGTCTTTTCATTCAGATAATCTACTATCTGTTGATACGGTACAGTCGGGTTGCCCGACAATATAGTACCGTCATTATTAGTACAGTCATTATTAGTGGAGTTATTATTAGTAGTGTCGGGTTTTCCTAAGTGGGAATCTCCTAAGTGGGATTTTCCTACTTGGTTAGGTAGTTCAAACACTTGATACTCATACTCTTTAAAGTGTCCTTTTTCATCTCTGATTCGGGTCCGACATATATATCCTGCTTCTTCCAATTCCTTAATCTCTGTTCTTAAACTATCTCTACCATCTGTAGCATGTTTCTTAAGTTCCGTTTCGTAAATTTTCCAATCATCAGGACGACTTAATAAATAAAGTAGTATGCCTTTAGCTTTCCAACTTATATTAAAATCGTGTATAAAATCTTTGTGTACTGTTACAAAGTTTCCAGACTCTTTATGAACTCTAAATGTAGCCATTATTGCATTCTCCTTTCTGATATAATCTTTCTGAATGCTTTTGCATCGGATTGGAGGTGGTATATATATGGATAATCGAAATGACAATAATATTGAAGATAATTATCTTCGTAGATTAGAAGAAGATCAGTTGCGTCGAAACCATCAATATGATTACTTCTCTAAAAACTTAGAACACTATGAATGGAAAAGAGATTTATATATGATTAGCAATTCACTTGTTAATATAGCTTATTCACTTTGTTCAGTAACTGAGCAAAGTGAATACAACCACTACTTAGCTACTCTTAAACATCTATCAGCATCAATAACAGTAATGCGTGAAAGGATTATTAGTTATAGAGGATATGAAAAGTATTTAGAGTTTTCTTTGAAATCACAACAATTTATTCAGGTGTGTAAAGAGGTTCCATCTCACAATAACCAAGTAAAGATTTACGAGTTTTTCGAGCGTCTTCTCGATGCTTTCGAAGAATTACCGATTCCAGATTCCTTTCGTTCACATTGATTAAGTTGCCTAACAATATATTTTCTTTTGCAATCGCAAATCTAAAAAAACTCCATGCATCCGCTGTAGGATGTTCCAACATCTTTTCATAAATTTTTGTGCTGATTAATTCAACGTTAGAATCTGTTATTTTAGTGTTACGTAATCCGAAGAGGAAGTTCAGAACTTCTTTTTCGGATTCTAATTTTTCTATATTATTCATCATTTCTTTCTCCTCTCAACATTTTGTTAAGCCGATCATCTACTGAAATCCACGAGTTCTCTAAGTGATATTTCTTATCGAATGTGTTTGCACCTATGTTGTGCTGTTCTGAATGATGTCCTCTGCATAGTGCTAACACTTCATATCCGTAATGGTCCATTGTCTTACGGTTCTTACCTCTACCTATCGCATAATGATGTGCGAGGTCTGAATGAGGTTTGCCACAAATAACACAGTTACGGTTGATAGTTGCGTAGTATAGTAGTGCTTTATCTTCTTTAAGCAGCTCACTTGTTTCTCTACGCATAGGTATTTGATGATGGAACATGAATGCTATGATAAGTTCTATTAATTCACTGGCTACTTTCCTTTCACAGTTAGATAAACTGATTGGATCATAACCATTCATAATTTCTAATTCTGCTTGAAATCTCGTTCTCAACGCTTCTACTGGTTCGCCCCAGTACCTCTCTATGTCGTTGAGTAAAGCAAATATCTTTTTTCTTTGTTCATGTGTAATACGTTTGTTGTCATAGACTTTCAATTCAGCTAAAACTGAATATCCATTGTCTATTAGTTCTGTGTGGCTTTGTTCTAAATCAACACCAGTGGCAACGACGGAGTAAGTACCGTCGCTGTCTTTCTGGTATCTAGTTATACGTTGCATTTAAACCACTCCTAAAACGGGAGGTCTGAATCAGAAATATCAATATGACCATTAGCATTAGCAAAAGGATTATCTTGACTGCTTAATGGTTGTTTAGGTTGTTGAGCATTACCATTAGCTAGTTGTTCTTCTCGTTTCATTGCATCAGTTTTAGGTTCAGGTTTATTTACTACTTCATCACCTTTGTTCCAAACTTTAAGGAATGAAAGTCGTACGAAGTATTTACCTTGGTCCTCGTTGAATTTATTTTTTAATACGATAGTTGTGTATTTGTTAATAAGTTGATCTGTGTCAAAACTTAAATCCGGTAAGTTCAATTTAATTCCAAGACGTGTTAATAATTCGATGTACTGCTTTTCTTGGAAATCTTGTTGGAATGGTGGTACGAATTGATTATGCTTATATTGCTTACCTTCACCATTTTCGAATACTACTGTGAAATATCTGTTTTCCTTGTCGTTAAATTCAACGTCTTTAACTTTTACTGTAAATTCGCCAGCGCCTAAGAAGTCGCCACCTTTTAAAAATGCTTCTTGATTAGTGTCTTTAATGTGTTGAGCTTGTCCGTTAATTTTCATAATTTATATACCGTCCTTTTATTTAATATTGTATAATTCATGTATTAGTTCATTTGAAAGCGAGTGATTTAGTTGAAACGTGAAATTAATTTAATAAATACCTACAGTGAGAGATTTGGAAAATATGAAGTAGAACTTCCTAATTATTGTCCTTGGTGTAAATCTAAGATAAGCCCCAATATATTAAGTCAAACTCCAATTGATACTAGTAATAGAGAATGGCCTATCTCATTCACATTGCAATGTCCCAGTTGTCATAAACATTTCCTGCAAACTTATAAACCTGAAATTGCAGGAAATAGCGCACTGTTAAACCTTGAGATAGATAACGAAAAGCCAATGCCTGAAACTCTATTTGAATATCCAAGTGAAATTGATAAAATAAGCAAAGAATTTAATAACATCATTACCCAGAGTTCTAATGCGGAAGATTTAGGATATGATCATTTAGCAGGCATTGGATATCGCAAAGCTATTGAGTTTTTAGTTAAAGACTATTTAATTGAATTCAAAAATGAAGATAGAGATAGTATTTCTAGTAAACTGTTAAGTCAATGTATTAAATCTATAGATGATGAGAGAATCCAAAATTTAGCTAAAGCTGCTTCATGGATAGGAAATGACGAAACGCATTACATTAGAAAACATATTGATAAAGATATTCAAGACTTGAAAAGTTTCTTGCATACTTTAACAAGTTTAGTGTCTTTTGAAATACAAATTTCTAAAGCAGAAGATTTTATTAATAATAACTAGTCTTCTTTTTCGAAAAGGAAAGTACCATTCAAGTCATAGTATCTTTCTACTTTTCTAATGGGATCATCATTTCCATCTCCTTTTAAACAAACAACTTTTATCAACTTCACTACATCAACTGCTTCTGGTGGTTGATGTTTTATTTGAATATTTTCCATAGTTTTTAAACCGTCCTTTTAACATTTTTAATTACCATTCCTAATTGCCTCTACAACATTGCTTATACTTGGATTAATAAATTTTTTATCTGTGATCTTAACGCTAGGTGAATGTCTGATTTTTGTTTCGAATATCGGTGACGGTTCCGCATTGAATATATATCTGTAATCCTTTTGACCGTCTCTGTCATATTCTTCTATTGTCATTCTTCCAAGCACATCAGATTGGCTAATGACTGCCTTTTTAATCTGTTCCTGCGCTTCAATAGTTACTGTTGGATTAATAGTGCTGCCTTCTTCGTCTTTGTCCTTATTGATGCCCTCATGACCACTGACAGCCAGATGAAATTGATACTGTTCTTGCAACTTAGAAATATATCTGTAAATGTGTACAATTCTTGTTGCAGTTTCGCCCCAGTCATTAAATGTAGGTTTTCTGCTTTTACCGTTCATTACGTCATCAATAGTGATGTCACGTAATTTTTGAATCGTTTCTATCACAACTACATCAATTTGTTTTCCGTTGGATCTAAGTTGTTCTAATATTTGAGGTAACATCTTAATTACCATGGCAAAGTATTTGTAGTTTTTAATTTGAACCACTGCACCATCTTCTGTAACTGTTGTTCCGTCCTCGTTAATGTCTAGTACAAGTGCATTGTTATCTTTAGTTAAAAAAGTGGTCTTACCAGTTCCGAACTTTCCGTATACTGCAAATTTGTAAAACTTATGTGCGTTCTGCTTGCTGATGTCCTGTATTCCTAATTGAGTTAAAAGGTCTTGTTTTTCACTCATTGAAATCGACCTCCTCATATTCTGTCGTTTCAGTAACTACTTTCTTAATTGCAACATGATTATTCATATCAACCTCAGCATCTTCTAATCCGTTAAATTCTCGCGCATCTCTTTTATCTGTTGAATACTTGACTGTTGGATTGTTATAAGTAGGTCTGTTAATGATATAAAGGTTAGTTTCTTTCATTTTGATTAGATATGTCACTGTACTTTTCATAGATAGTCCCCACTTTCTGCAACATACGTTCTAGTTCTTCAATAGTTACTTCTAGATCTTCAATTTCAATTCGTTTGTTGTGGTTATCTTTCAGTAAATCTTCAATTTGTATGTTTTTTTGTTCATTATTTCTTACTAATTTTTCGTACGTTTCTAATCTGATAGTGATAAGTTCTTTATCCAAAGTTGACGTCCTCCGATTAATTTTGTATATTTAAGTTGATTAACTTGAAAACTGTTTCTGACTGTTACTTGTTGACGCAAGTATCAGTCTTTTTAATGTTTAATTGTCAAAATCGCAATGTACTTCTCTTCTCCATCAGCCTCATTTTTTTCTTCGTCTTCTTCGAAGTACCAGACATCAAAGAACAGATAAACTGCTAACGATAAAAGCAGTGACCACGCTGATGATATAATGAGATCTTGTGTGATAAGTGTCAGTAAGACTGTGCTTACAAAACAAAACGCATATGTTATCCAGAATGATTTCATAATTTCATCTCCTGTTTAAATACTGATTTCTTTTAATTCTTGAATTGCTTCATCCGACAAATCACAATATGGGAATTTTTCTCTCACTAATTGGATAGGGAGCTTCCCTCTAATTGCAATAAATCCTTCTTCTTCAAGTTCACTGTTCAACTCCCTTACAATGGTAGAAGCTTTACTTTTACTAACACCTGCCAACATCTGTATATCTTTTATAGTTAAATAATTGATGATCATAATAGCGACTCCTTTCGTGTATAATTTGGTTATCTCCTAGTGAAAGGAGGTGATTAATATGTCGAATTTCTATCCTAGTCAGTTTGCTGCAGCGTATATTCAAACACTACCGAGCGCTAAAAAGCCCGACGATTTTAATAATCGTTCTGATTATTGGGAATATATGAAAAGTCGTCGTCAATTATTCTTCAATGAATACATTGAAGCCATTGAATTTGCTGATAGCTTCGGAAGTTCTCTCGATGAACGTGATAAAGAACGATAAATTTTTCTAATATTTCCCTCAACCTTCCAAACCTTCCAAGTCACAACTGCCATTGTGATGAGGAGGGTTATTTTGTATAGTTTGCTCATTTCATTTCACTTCCTTTAATCTCTCTCGATTGTGGGTAGAATATTGTTGTCTTTGAGCAAGTCATAAATGAACAGTCTGCCCTTTTGCGTCCATTTAGTAGTGACTTTTGAGTGTTCTTCATCTAATGCATATGTGCTTGTATGTGTGTAACCTTTATCTTGATGTTTCGCGTATAACAACCAAATATCGCCCTGTTTATATTGAACGCCTAATTCATGCAACAACTTGTTCAGCGCTCTAGCACTCATTCCGTAATCTTTAGCAATCTTGCTTACTGATAATAAAGATTTGTTTTGTAGAACCAGATCGTAATAAGTAGCTTTGGGTTTCAGTTCATGCACCTGTTGTTCTGCAACCAAACGACCTTCACGTTCTTTTTTAAATTCAGTTAAGATATTAATGATGTAATCCGGATTCTGGATCGTTTGTTCAATCACGCTATCCGTTGCGTAGATTCCATGTTTGCGAATTGCTGGTAAAACTTTTGATGTTACCCATCTTTTGAAACGTTTTGCTGATTCTAATTTTGATGAGAAGATTAAACTGTATAATCCTGATTCATTAACTGCCGTAAGTCCTCGATTTGGCAAATTTTCTAAAGTCGTGTTTCGCGACGTTAGAATTTTCTTATCATCTTCATCAACATGTTTATTTAACGCATCACGTGTATTTGAGTATCCTAAAACTTCCGCCACATCTTTTCCTACAAAATAAGGTTCATCATCCATTATTAATGTCCTTACTGGTAATTCTTCGAAATTAAATACTTGTAATTCGCTCATTTATAACCCTCCTCGTATTTCGGAAAAACCGAAACGTTAACCAAAAAAAATATTGTCCGTACCTATACCTAATGCTTCAGCGATTCTCTTAATTGTAGAATATCTTGCGTTTCTGATATTCTTAGTATCATCTTCGTAATTCTGAATAGTCCGTTCTGTCACTTCTGCCTGTTTGGCAAGGCTCTTTTGAGTTAAACCCTTCATTTTACGCCAATTCGCTAAAGGTAAGACGATAGGTTTACCATGCTCGTCCTTAATGAACATTTACTCACCTCTTTCGATTTGGTATGTACATAGTGTATCATTTCGGTTATTCCGAAGTCAAGAAAAATAATTCATTTTATCCGAAATTTTTTTCGGTTTTTCTGTTTTCTTTTTCAGGTTTTTGTGTATAATATAGGTAGATATTTAAAAAACATAGATTTAGGGGGCATTAAAATGTTTAGCCGAAATTTAAAATACTTACGTCAGAAAAATGGATTAGAACAGATTGATTTAGCACATAAATTAGGCAGAAAAAGTGCCTCTAGTATTAGTGAATGGGAAAAAGGTAAATACACACCTAAAATGTCAACTTTAAACAAACTTGCAGAAATTTTTAATGTAAGTATAGATGAATTGATGAACGAAGATTTAGAGAATGGCACAAGTTCCGAACCAAAAACTTTAGCTGCACATTTAGAAGGACAAGACTATACGCAAGAAGAATTAGATAAAATTTTAGAATTTGCAGAAATGGTAAGAAAAAGTAGAGATAAATAAAGGAGTTGCTGCTATATGAGTAAATACGAAAAAATGTTAATCACACATGAAAATATAGCGATAAAAGATACGTTTGAATTACCTGGCAAATTCAAAGGTTTTTACACAGATGGCGTAATATTGATAGACAAATATTTAAGTCCTAAAGAAAAAGTTGAAGTGTTGGCCGAAGAAATAGCACATTGCAAATTTACATATGGAAACATTATAGATGAAAGCGAAATGTTTAATCGAAAATTAGAGTTGAAAGCGAAACGTATGGGCGCGGAAATGATTATAACTCTGAATGGAATTATCAATGCATTCGAACATGGCATCTATAATCTATATGAACTTGCCGAATACTTTGAGGTATCGCAACATTATGTTTTAAATGCAATAAAACACTACAAAATGAAACTTGGTTTATCAACCTGCTATAATGGTTATCTCATTCGATTTGAGCCGTTGCAGGTTTTTAAATATAAAAATTTAAACGAAGGAGAATAACAGTGTCGGAAGAGAAAGAGTTATATCAAAGTTTCATAAATGGTTACAAAAATGAAACTCAAAATTATGATTTTTTAGGAGAGGATATCAGCAATGCATTTCCGTTGGTAAAATTTGAAAATTATTTAAATTATGTTCTTTTTCATGTACCTTACGATATTTTTAATGCAAAACGTTTTTTGGTGGTTGTTGACAATTTTGATGATATAAGTAATTGCATATAGGTATCAAAAGAAGACTTCCGTAAACATCATAGGGAGATAATTGAAAGTGAAAAACATAATAGATTCGAGGTCTTCATACAGAAATATTACTATTCTTTATACAAACGCAACATCATTAAAATTATCCCAATATATTTTAATAATGATAATGACTTGTCTCTTGATGGTAAACATGCAGCAGAAGATGATTATCGCAAATGGCAAGATGAAAATAAAAAACCTTTAGATAGTCACAATCACGACAAGATAAGCCCTTATTCTCATCTTGATTATGAAGGCTTGATAGTTAATTTTCAAAGCGAAAAATATAACAATGATTTCAAATATCAAATGTCGCAAGCGGAAGAATGCTATAAAAGAAAACTATATTTACCTGCTGCTGCGACATTAAGTGTAGCTTTAGAAACAATATTAATGGCGATTTGTGAAAAAGAAAATGTTAATTTGAAAAGTAAAGAATCAACAGATACAATGATGAATTATTTAGGAGAACGACTACTACAAGCAAATGTAATTAATTATAGAATGCATAAAAGAATAGACGTTACTTACTCGTTAAGAAATTCTGTCTCACATTCTAATCCTGGTGAAGTTTCAAAGGCGGATTGCCAAATTATACTATCATGTATAAAAGTTTTAATTGATGATCATTATTCGAAATAAAGAGCTCCTCTTTTTTCACTAGAGAGTTTATTAATCTTATCGAAAACAGTTTTAAAAGACTCTGTATAAAACTCTTTGGAAGCTTCACCATAAGGATTGGAATATACATCGGTTGTGCTTTCTAAATGGAGAAGAGCATCAAATAATATAGCAATTTCAGCTTGAGTAAATTCCATAATAGCATCTCCTTTTTTCTTTAATTATAACATATTTCTATATGTTGAATAGAAAGGATAGATTTAATTTATACCCCTCCAGTATGGGGCGAAAGGAGGAATAAAAAACGCCTACATAAGTAGACGTTGAAAGGAGGTAGATTATGAAAGGTTATAACCAAAGCAAAGACATTGAAGACTATATGAAAAATAAAGGTGTTAGATTGATTGGAAAAGTAATTTTATAGGAGGAAATAACATTATGGCTAACAAAAAGAAAAATTTAGAATTGATTAGTGTTATGGTAATTGTTTAATTAAAATATTTAATCAGAAAGGATTTGGTTCTATGTTTGAAAATCTTGTTGCTTCTATTGGAATAAACTCTGTGAAGGTTGAAACTTTAGTAAAAAATAAAAGTATTCATAGTAATGATACTTTGGAAGGAATTGTAAGAATAGAGGGTGGTATTTCTGCTCAAACTATTAACAAAATTTCGTTAACTTTAGTAGAAAGATATGAAAATCCTGATAAAAAAAGTCAATTTCCTGTTTTAGAAAATGAATTACAAACATTTACATTACACACAAATGTTGAATTAAAAGAACACCATACAATAACAGAAGAATTCAAATTTAATATTTATGAATATGAATTTAAAAGCGAACCAAAACATTTAATATTAAAAACACATGCATATGTAGGTTATTCAGTTGATGCTTATGATGAAGATAAAATTGTTTTCAAATAAGAAATTGATGTTTTTATAAAATCTTATTATTAAAAATAAACCAAAGGGGATATATATAATGAAAAAATTCTTACCTTTAATTTTCGCAAGCACATTAATTTTAGGCGCATGTGGAACTAAAGATGTAGAAGAGAGCGCAAAGAAAAAGAAAGATCCTAAAACTGAAGTAGATGATAAAGGTAGAATTAAGGGGAAAGAGATTGAAAAAGAGTTAGAATAACATTATAGGTAGTAATTCAAGAATTATAATTTCTGGGTAGCCTGCCTATCCTTATTGTTGGTTTGGAGGTTGAGAGATAGAAGAAGTTTGTTAGTTTCAAGAGCTATCTTTAATATTGACTAATAAAGAAAAAACATCTATAATTCAAGTATGAAATAGTCGTTCTATGAAACGACTCAAAAAACCTCTCATGCTTGCATGAGGGGTTTTTTCGTTGTAGGAGAGAATTCTATTGAAAGATATAAATGCCATAAAAACTTATTTAAAGACTTCCAAAGAATCAAAACCATATTTAAGCTGTAAAGAACAAGTAATTTTATTAAAAGATAGAGGATTAATTATTGATAACGAAGAATTTGCGTTGCTACAACTAGAAACAATTTCCTATTATTCATTGATTAACGCTTATTCTCATTTTTTTAAGGATAAAGACAACGACCATTTTGTAGAAAATACACATTTTAGAGATTTGTTTCATTGTTATCAAAATGATATGAGATTGAAGATTATGCTAAAGACATTGGAAGAAATGATTTATATGCATTAACTTTAATAATTCTTTTGTTTACTAGAAACAAACCAACACGAGATAATTTAATAGAAGAATTATTCAAATTATACGGAGAAATGGATCAATACAACAAAATAAATTTACTAGAATCAATCGGTTTTACTTACGATCTAATACGAAAACTTTCTTTTTTTAATGAAAATTATCTTTGAAAGGTTAATCAATAATTCTGGGTACCCCCCCGTACCCTTATTATTTTTTACCTTTTTTGAGTAGGAATGAGTAAAAATGCCAGTATATAAAGATAATAGTACAAACAAATGGTATTTTTCCGTCAGATATAAAGATGTTTATGGCAACAATAAACGCAAAATGAAACGAGGATATAACACTAAAAGAGAAGCTAAGTATGCAGAAGCTGCTTTTTTAAACGATATCAATGAAGGTTATAGCGATTCAAATACATTTGATTATGTATTTAATCATTACTTAGAACATAGTGATCTAAGACCTAAAACTAAAAAACGCAAAATAAATGAATATAATCGGCACTTTAAGGATAAATTCGGACATATTAATATGAATAAAATTACGCAGAATCAATGCCAAGAGTTCCGCAAATATTTAATGGATAATATCCCTTCCACTAACACAGCACGCACAATATGGTCTGGTTTCAAAGTAGTCATCAATTACGCTAAAAAATACTTTGGTTTACGTACCGACCCTACTATTTCTATCAAGCCAATTCCGCGCATAAAAACTAAACCGAAATACATGTTGAGAGAAGAATTTGATGAGCGTGTGAAAGAAGTAGAAGAACAAGATTATCAAGAATTGTTTAAACTCATGTTCTATACTGGATTGAGAATTGGAGAAGCTATGGCTTTAGTATGGACAGATTATAATAAATATAAAAAAGAGATATCCATAGACAAAACTATGGACATCTCCAACAGAACAATATATCCACGTCCGAAAACTGACAGTTCAGAAGATATTGTTCCACTACCTAATTTTATTAATGAAATGTTAGCTGAACGTTACCAACGCGAAAAAGCAGCTAACAAGTATTTTGATGAACGCAGCTATTTCATTTTCGGTGGAATAGCACCTAAACATTATAGCCATGTTCATAAAAAATTTCAAAAGGCTTTTCCACAATATAACATACACACGCTGAGACATTCTTACGCATCTTATCTTGCAAATAACGGTGTAGATATTTTCGTTTTACAGTCACTTATGAGACACGCTCAAATCACTGAAACGATGGGCACTTACAGCCATTTATACACCCAGAAAAAGCATGATGCGATAGCCATATTTGATGAGTAA